AAAATACAGTGGTCTTTGACCACTACTGAAATGTCGGACGAGACCTAAAGATCGACGTAGTCGATCATTAATGATTGGGCAAAGCCCAATCTTTAGGGCCCTCACCTTTCGTACACTTATGGCATAGCCTGTAAGGTTGGCCTGAGGCCATACCAACACAAATTTTATAAGGAATTTTATTCATGTACCTTTTGAAACGACGACATTTCATATTGTGTTGGGCCATAAATATCTTTTGTATAATTGAAAGTCTTCTTCAGATGGCAGCATCATCGGTCGAAGGAGGTGCGGTGGCCAGAGCGACGGGGTAAGAGGCCATTGCAGGATCAGGCATGGTCATTCCACCAGAGGCCGGGTCGTAGCCATAGGGAGGGTAGGGCATGTAGGGAAGGGTCTGAGGCATCATGGGAGATCCCGGATGCATCATGGCATGGGGAGGCATGACGGTAGGGGGAGCCATCGGCGGCATTGGAGCCACGACAGGCACGTCACCAGCCGAAGCATCTTGATCACCAGAGTAGCCCTGTGGACGTTGGAAAATGTGACGCGGACCGCGTAGACCGCGACCCCTGCCACGTCCACGCCCTCGACCCCTGCCACGTCCACGGCTAAAACCGCCATAGCGGCGGTAGCCACTCGGCGGTACACCCGTCAGGGCTCGCGGAACAAAGGCGTTCAAGTGACCCTCATCCTTCATCTCCTGATTGACCGAATGCTGGTCAGTGAGGGGACGTCTCTCTTCGGTGTAAAAGACTTCGACGAGGTAGCGGTTCTCCCTGTCGCGACCCTTGTTGCGCACAAAGAGGAAGATGCCCTTGTGGCAAATCTTTTCGTGGAGGGCCTGACGTGCCGCCTTGGTCACAGACATGTCTTCCGTAGGGTCAGTCAAGAGTGAAGTTCCGAAAAGACGCCCCTGGGCTTGGAAGAGCTGGCCTCGAAAGACGTAGACAAAGTTGAAGGTGTTGGGAGAGTCAATGCCAACCACCTTGATAAAGCCCGTGTAACCCAAGTCGGGACTGGGGACGTCGCGGTTGCCCTGGGCAAGGGAGTTGCGCTGAGAGATGGTCATTCGGCGGACGCGTGGCTGAGTGGTAGTTGAGGCCGCCTCATCCTCCTCCTTGGCATCGTGGTTCTCGTGAACCACATCACCAGCAGCCTCCTCAAGAGGATCGGCGACAGCATCGGCATCAGCGACGGGAGCATCACCAGCGTCGACAACGTCTTCTGCTGGTGGCTCAAGGGCAGGAGGATCACAAGAAGATACACCAAGCTCGCCAGATACAACAGTGGGGGAAGGAGGAGCTTGGGGAGATGGGAGGGAAGGTGACACATCACCGGCTGCTGCATGGGCAGCTTGGTCAGAGGAAGAGGACGCTTGGGTGTTCATGTCTTGGGGAAGTGGGCTTGTGTTTTCCGCCATTGGGAAGAGGATGAATGTGGTGTGGGTTCTTGATCAAAGACAATTCATTTGACAAAGAAACTTCTTTTGGATTTAGTTTCGGGAACCGAAACCATAGACATTTTCATTTTGCTTAAGTTTGAAACAGCACTTACCGTTCGGGATCAGCTTCTGTATGGGAAGAACCTCTATGCTCATGAGCGCCTAGCGGACAATGGGCTCATTTCAAATGAGATCTCCTCTAGCTTGGCTAGACCCTTGGGGGTGAACTGGATAACCATCTTGTCCGGGTCCATAGGAAATTATCAAATAAATGATCGAATAAGGTGTTTAATTTCTTCACGATCTTTGGATGAATCAGCATGGGCAAGAATTTTCGCTCGCACCAGGGCAGCTACCCTGTCCAAGGCTTCTCGAAAGGGAGGATAGTTGGCACGGAGAATGGATGCCTGGATCAGACCGAGGAGTTTACCCTGGGCACGTTTTGCAAAAGACCACTGATCCACAATAAACGACACACCTAGACGCTCCTTCTTTGGACCGCCATCCAAAGGAACACAGGTGGACCCGTCCAAAGCCCCACTCACCAGGTGGGGAAGATGCAACACGTGGCCCAATTGACGTGCAAAATCAACTTTCCATGGAAGGTTTTGATAGTAAATGGTTTTGAGAGGACAACAAGAGAGAACATCTGCAACCGATTGATCTCCCGTCACAAGAATCTCGTCATACGAATTGGAAATGGCCTGGAGCATCTCATTGTAGGGAAGTGGCAAAACCTGAAAGTTAAGAATGATTTTGGTCTCGGGTGTCACATGGTACTCTCTAAAGTGAGTGACATCTGAAAAAATGGCAAAGGACCCAGAAGGCAACGCCTTTTCAAGTTCAGTTTCGAGAATGGGGAGAGTCATTTCGTCGGGTCGGGGAAGTACGAGGTGAAGTGGTTGTTTGGGTTTGTGTGTTGCATAGTAGTGGGGGATTAGGTGACGGATAAACTTGACAACACATGCCCAACGGGTCCCCCCTTCACCCGAGGACCCAAAGGGTCCAATGTAGACGTAGCCCATGGCATAGTCAAAATCTATCCCTGGAATTCCAAATTCGGGGCAGCGGGGCCATGGTTTGGTGAAAGGCGGGGCTTTAGGGCGGTTCAATATAATGATACCATCATAGGGGCGCCTAAAAACAACCCGACGTCTGGCTCGGTCAACGAGCTCAAGCTCCCCAATTCCGAGAGGAAACGTGATGAGCTTTGCATAGGATTCATAATAGGCCAAGAGGTTCATCCCTTTATCCACCAACAATCGTTTTTTCTCTTCATCATTGTCCATGACTTCTTGGGGGTTCAAGTTAAACTCGCTAAAGGTGGCAACATTGAAGAATCCCGGATTTTGGTCCTTAAAGTCTTCAAAAAAGTTTAGGATGCTTGATCCTTCGGCCATTTCCAAGTAGATAAAGAGGTCATTTCCACCAATCAGCCTTTGGGTTTCCTTGGAGTCTGCCTCTCGCGACTTGGCCAAAATAGGTATCCCTACTACTTCAGCAGCTTTTGGGACAAACCGTTTCATCTGGGCTACATATTTGTCATAGATGTAAATTGTGACTCTGGTATAGGGGACGCCTGAAAGGTAGTCGTGGAGTTTTCCTGCAAGAGATAGGTCGCCCTTGCCTCCCGTTGAGTAGACCACCAAGGCCACTCGGACATAGGCTCCATAGGGAAATTTTGGACTATCACCCATCAAAGATTCAAAGGTTTTAATGTAGGTTTCTCGCAAATCGTATATAGAAGGTTTTGCTTCAATTGCTCTCAACCACGCCTTGAACATCTCGTTGGCAAACCGAGGACCATCCCGCCGCAACCAGTCTCCCAACCATTCGACAAAGCCTTCACCCATTCCCCAGATTTTTTTTACAGGTGATAACACACGAGCCAAACCGGCACCTGCCCCGGCACCTGCCACGCTTCTTTCAGGTGGATATACTTCCAGTAGAGAATACACCCCAGATGATCCGCCCGTAGCTTGAAAATAAAGAGGTTCTCCGTGTCCCCACTTGCGGTGGACGAGGGCACGTTCCAGACGAGAGTCATAGTCGATCAATTTTTTGCCCGATGAAGAGGAGAGGGAAAGCGTAGGTTTTGGGGCCCTGTCTCGATCCCTGTCATAATCTCGATCATTTCGTTCTCTATGACCATCTCGATATCTACCATAATCTCCTGATCTTTCTCTACTAGAATCGGAATCAATCGATGTCCTTGACGAAAGGTCTTTTTCAAAATCTCGTGCCATCCGAGCTCCATCATAGCATTCTAAACCAGCTTTACCCTTTTCCCAAAAAATACCAATCTGCCCGCCTTTACAGGCCATTTATTATAAAAAATTAAAAAAATATTTTTATAGGATAATAGGGGTGTAAATTTACAGTGATTCGAATGAAACGGAAATACGAATGCGGTTTGGTAACCAAAGATCCTTGTCCAGGGATCGATCTGCAGAGCAAGAAGCCTTGTGGCACGGGATATCCAAGATGCGCAAGTCTTCGTCGCCTTCATCCGGGGACCCCATTATCCGGCCAGCATCTTCCTTGGTGACGAGACCCGAGTGGGCTTCGAGGGGCCAATCCTTTCGAGGGACCATGCACCCATAGGGCATAAAGGTCACGGAGCATGGTCTATGACTGAAATGGCCAGAATCCCCAACCCAGACCAAATCCATCGCGGTGAAGAGACGTCCTTCATGCTCGACGTAGGGCTTGGTTTCATAGTCAGCCCGTCTCAAGGTCCATGGCAAAGAAAGTGCATAGGTGACTCCATGACCTTCCTTGGTTTCTCGTCGGACTTGGAGAAGGGAGGGGCCAGTCATTTTGTGATGGTATTTAATTGGTGGAAACACCAATCCTTTTTCACTGAAAAAGAAACTAGAGGTGAGGGCAAATGAATTTGCCCTCACCACTAGTGGCCTGGTCTTAAAACACCTGTAATACAAGATAATTTTATTGAAGTTGAAATTTTTAAAGTGCATATTGGAAATGTCTATGGTTTGAGTGCCTCAAACTGAAACCAGATGGAAATTCATGGGTTTGATTTCCCAAATCCAAATTTTACTCACAACACAAAACACTCCTCATGGCTACTTCCACCACTACCGAACCTACTTCCAAGCTTGACGGTTTCTCCGTCGGTATCGACTTGGGTACCACCTACTCTTGCGTAGGCGTTTGGCAAAATGGCCGCGTCGAAATCATTGCCAATGACCAAGGCAACCGCACGACCCCGTCGTATGTCGCTTTCAATGACACGGAGCGCTTGATTGGTGACTCGGCCAAGAACCAAGCCTCGATGAACCCCACAAACACGGTGTTTGATGTCAAGCGTCTCATTGGGCGCAAGTTTCACGACCCGTCGGTCCAGTCGGACATGAAGCATTGGCCCTTCAAGGTGGTCACGGGGACTGGCACTGACCGCGAAAAGCCGTTGATCCAGGCAACTTTCAAGGGAGAGACCAAGACCTTTTCCCCTGAAGAGATTTCCTCCATGGTTCTGACCAAGATGAAGTCCATTGCCGAGGCCTACCTTGGTGGTGAGGTCAAGAATGCCGTCATTACGGTTCCGGCCTACTTTAACGACGCTCAGCGTCAGGCCACCAAGGACGCCGGTGCCATTTGTGGCCTGAATGTGATGCGCATCATTAACGAGCCGACGGCTGCCGCGATTGCCTATGGGATGAACGAGACCAAGGGAGAGCGCCACGTCCTCATCTTTGACTTGGGCGGTGGTACCTTTGACGTTTCCCTCTTGACGATTGAGGATGGCATCTTTGAGGTCAAGGCGACGGCAGGTGATACCCACTTGGGTGGCGAAGACTTTGACAACAACATGGTGTCCTATTGCATGGCCGAATTTAAGCGGAAACACCGGAAAGACCTTGGCACATCTGAGCGGGCCAAGCGTCGCCTCCGCACTGCATGCGAGCGTGCCAAGCGGACCCTGTCCTCATCGACTCAGGCATACATTGAGATTGATTCCCTCTTTGAGGGCATTGACTACTCGACCACCATTTCGCGTGCCCGATTTGAAGAGATGAACATGGACTTTTTCCGCAAGACGATGGGACCTGTCGAGCGTGTGTTGCGTGACTCGGGCATGGCCAAGGATCGTGTCACCGAGGTTGTCTTGGTTGGCGGTTCCACACGCATTCCCAAGATCCAGGATATGCTCAAGGAGTTTTTCGGGGGCAAGGAGCCTAACCGTTCCATTAACCCGGACGAGGCTGTGGCCTTTGGGGCTACTGTCCAGGCCGCAATTTTGTCGGGTGAAAACGACGATGCTCTCGCCGACAAGCTTCTCTTGGACGTGGCTCCTCTCTCCTTGGGTCTCGAGACGGCTGGTGGGGTCATGACCTCCCTCATCAAGCGGAACACCACCGTGCCTGCCAAGAAGACCCAGACCTTTTCGACCTATGCTGACAATCAGCCAGGTGTGTTGATCCAGGTCTTTGAGGGCGAACGCTCCATGACAAAGGACAACAACCTCCTTGGCAAGTTCCAGCTTGATGGTATTCCTCCGATGCCCCGCGGTGTTCCTCAGATTGAGGTGACCTTTGACATGGACGCCAATGGAATCCTCAAGGTGACGGCTGTCGAAAAGTCGACGGGCAAGGAACAAAACATCACCATCACCAATGACAAGGGACGTCTCTCGGCTGACGAGATTGAGCGCCTTGTTGCCGAGGCTGAAAAGTACAAGGTGGAAGATGAGAGGGTCAAGGCAACCATTGATGCCAAGAATGGCCTTGAAAACTACCTCTTTAGCGTCAAGTCGTCTCTTCGTGAAGAGAAACTTGCGGGCGTCGTTTCAGAGGAGGACAAGACGACGGTCAATGAGACGGTCGACGCGGCCATCTCGTGGCTCGATTCTCACCAAACAGAGGAACGTGAAGTCTATGACGAGAAGCAAAAGGAGGTTGAAGGCGTCGTCATGCCCATCTTTACACGCTATGCTGGTGGTGCGTCCGCTGGCGCCCCTCCATCGGGAGAAGGCGCTCCTTTTGTGGACCCTACCCAGCCCGACGAGGATGATCCCATGAGTGGCACCGCGTCGACCTCTGGCCCGAGTGGCCCTGGCCCCAAGATTGAAGAGGTTGACTAAAGGACACATGAAGTGATCCAAAATGCCTATGGTGGGGTGGCTTGTCAGCTCGCCCAGCCCTTACCCTAAGAATAAAATTTTATTTGGTGTAACATTTCCAAGATGCCTAGCTCCAAGTTGTATATCCGACGATCCAAAATCTTCTCAAGACGATCAAAGCGGGCATAAAGATGAATTGCGATCCTATGAAGGGTGTCGAGCACGTTTTGAAACCCTTCACGAATCATCTCGGCCAGGGCCGTAAAGGCAGCTACCAGTCCTTCTTCTTTGGATTCATCCATAAAGGTCGTGAGGAGGGTAAGACCAACAGAGACGAATGAAAGAGTGGATGAAAACTTCAAGAGGCTTGACCCCGACTTGGACAAGGCAGAAAAAGTTTCAAGGGTTGTGCGCCAAGATTTGCTGCGAGAGCCAGGTTCTCTTGGCCTGCCGCCGCAAATGAAAGTTGCATCGCTTGGAGAGAGGAATGGAATGATCCAAGAGCTGCAACTTTTGACTTGGGACTCAGCTTGGATTTGGCCGTCTAAATTTATTTTTTTTTTGCCATCTTGTGATTCTTTATTTACGTCCACGGCGTGATGCACGACCCGAGCCGCCCCCACTTGACGACTTTTTCCCACTGCTAGATATCCACGCCTTAAAGTCGTCCACCGTCACAAGGTTGAGCCAGGTTTCGCGGTTGCGGTCAAGGGCCTTAAAATCTGGCGACAGGGGAACACCTGTCAAGGGAAGAGGGGCCGGCCCAATGTTGGACGCCACGTTGCGTCGGCGGATAATCCCACACCCATAGTCCGTGTCGACGACAAACATGGAAAGATTTGCACGACGCCTACAATTCACCCATGCCTTCCAGCAATCTCCCAGCCACGCACCTGATTTGTTGAGGCGGGGAACGACTTGCCGCTGGTAGGATCGAGGATTAAGGTCATGGCACACAATGGTGCCTCCGTCATTCAAGGCGGTCAAGGCATGGTTAATGTCACGTTTGACCTGGGGTTCTTCGTGGAGGCCGTCGATAAAGATGAGGTCAAAGGTTTCCGTCGATTCTTCAAAAAACTGATCAGACGTCATGGAGTGACTGACCACCTTGCGGGATGCCTTGGCGGGGTCGACGCTCACCTTGTGGTCTACGACTAGGGCATTCAAGTTTTTCCCGGTCTCTACTCCAATTTCAAGATAGGAGGTGTAACCAAAGGTGTCAATCAAGGCCTGCAAGATCTCGGTATGATTCATCAGGGTTTTTAAAAAAATCCTCGGATAAATATACGATGCAAATAAACAAACCCCCTGCTTTCAATCCGAGCTATCAGGCCAAAGCAGAGACACCATCATTCTCTCTTCTCCTCCTATCCTCCAAACCCACACCAACCACAAAGCACCATGTCTACTTCTTTGGTCCGTGGCGACTGCACCATTGGCGCTCGCATCACATCCTACTCGGATGATACACGGACTGAACCGATGATCAATATCCGGCGGTTCCGTTCCTCTGTTTCCCTCGTGGACGAGGATGGAGACGTTCCCATCTACTTCGAGTGCTACTGCTGTCCGCGACTACATCACGGCTGCTGTTGATGCCCCGTGGATGACCCTCCCCGTCAAGCAGTGAGTCAAATCCATCCGAGACCCTCGTCTTTTTCTCGTGAATATTTTTAGGTGGGTTGAATGACGAGATTGAATGACGAGATTAAATGACGAGAAAGAGTAACATTTATGTATTTTCCCAAGCTTGATATAAAATGAAACCCGAGCAGACCCTCTTGGCCTTTATTGTTTTTGCCCTCTCCGTGATTGTCTATGTTGCCGTCGGCTTTATGACCAAACCGATGTTTGACGGTAAGCACAAGCATGAAAAGAAGCACCGGTGGCACGTGTCCAAGGAGTTGCTTCAGTACCTCCAGGCCTTTTCCATCATCTACTGGTTCCTCCTGGCTGTCACCGTCGCAACTGTCCTTGTGCGTGCCGGAAATGGACAGGCCCTCGTCTCCGGGTCGGACGACACGGGGTGCGTCATTGTACACATTGTGATTCTCGCCATCCTTGTCATCAACGCCGTCGCGGTGGGTTTCATCACCCAGCAGGTCTGGTCGAAGCATGCTAAGCACCACCACGAGCTTGTCTTTACCAAGGGCCAACTCGTCATGGTGCAAATCTTTGTCGTCTTGACCTGGGTTATGCTCGGCGTTTCCGTCATTGGTAATGTCAGTGTGTTTGGTGGCAAGCCGGCTCCAGGCCACCCCGACACCATTGAGCATGCCGTCACAGACACCTTGACCCACGGACCACCGGGACTCACCCATGCTTAACTGACCAGCTCTTGAAAGCCAAAAAAGTAAAACTCACACTTTACCTTTTCGCCCTCCAGCGACCCTCGACACCCAAACCAGACCAAGCTCAAATGGACCCAAACCAAGCAATCTCTGCCCTGTCTCCCGAGTCCATCCTCTTCATCCTCGTCGGCCTTGTCACTCTTCTGGCCTCCTTCATCGTCCTCTCACGTGTTTCGACCTCCATCCTGACCTTTGGCATTGGGATTGTTCTGGGAGTCGTCTGGATGCACAACGAAGCACAAGTCCATGACCTTGTCCAAAGATTTCTCTTCAAGGTAGTAGCCTACTAAGGCTCGGACCAAAATTACAATAAATTTCCTTGTCCATTTATTTACAAAGCATTCGAATCTGAATGAATCTTGCGGGCCTCGCCTGCCTTGGAATGGCGTCTCCGATCGTGCATGGCCTTGAGGCGTCCCTTGACCTTGTCCACCGAGGACGCAGCGACGACTTGTCTCAAAATCTCTAGGCGCTTGGTCTGCTCCACATCATCACGTCCCACCTTGTCACAAAGCTTAGTAAAACCGACCACGTCAGGGTAGCCAATCTTGACCCCTGTGAGGACAAACGACCCCGTCCGCCCCATTCCAGCCGTGCAATGACCAGCGACACAGGTTCCACAATCGGCTGCCGAGAGGGTCTTCACATATTCTTTCAACTGTTCTGGTCGGGGAGCAGACCAGTCAGGGACCGGGAGACGTACAAATTTACAAGGCACTACGACGGAAGGACTTTGACCTTCCTCGGAACAAATCTGACCCCACGCTTCGGCTTCTCTTTCAATCTTATGGGCATGGCCAATGTGTTTTGACTTGTCCGAGGGAGACTGGAAATTGAAAAAGACACCAACATTGTAAATATCACGAAGGTAGCGCATCCGCCTCATCAAGTTGCGAAAGTTGCGTGCCGTCTTGTCCCCCGACCCCGTGATAAAGCGCATCCCTACAAAATTAAGAGAGGTGGTGTGAAATTTAGCAGGGCGTTCCCTCACCCACACCGAGAACCATGCAATCCAGGTCGGTAAATCCTCCTCTTCCGCCACATTCCGTGGAAGAAAGCGAATAAACTCGTCTACACCCGCATTGATCCAACTCTTGGCAGAGTAAGGGGAGATCCCGTGTCGGCTTCCCGGATCGCGTTCCCGCTCCCGTTCTCTCTCGATGGCTGATGGTCGTATCCAATCGGATGAGCGGGGCGAATAACCCTCATCGTCCTTGTCGGATTCCTCTCCATCTGAATCATACCGTTCAGAGGCACGCCTGTAGCCACCACCTCGCCCGTAGCCACCACCTCGTCTTGTGCCCTCCTCGTCCTTGCCAGACCTAATCCGTCCTTCCCTCTCATCCATCTCCTCATGCACCTCCTTCCTCTCCCACCCTTCAACGATACCCCTCGCCGGAATTAAAAATTGATCCACCAACCAACGGATGGCCTCTTTGGGTGTTCGCCATGTCTTCCCGTCTTTGGCAATGTAAAGAAGGTCATGGTTGTGGCTTGCCAAGTAGAGAAGGGCTTCTTGTTGCTGGGGGGTCAAGATCAAGGATGGGGCAAAACTCCTAATTTTTTGGACATTGAGGTGGGCAAGGCCGCCTTCAAGTGCATTGATTCGTGCGTCCAAGGTGGGAAGAAGTTTCAAAAGGAGAGATCCAATTTTAAGCTCGGGAGGGTAGAAGGGTCCAATCGTGTCAAGACGTGGAAAGAGGGTAGCCACTTTTCCAAGCCCCCTGTAGTAGTCTGCCAACTGGAGGAGGTAATTGATATTGGTATCATTCAACCTAAGTGCGGCGTCTTCGTCTTCTCCTTCGTCGTGCACTTTTCTTTCATCGTCGTCCCTCATTGCCAGAAGATTATCCTCTGTCAAATTGGCAAAACCGCCAAGGGCGTCAATTCTAGGGGCGAGGCCGAGCAAGAGTTTCCGATACTTGAGGTGGTCAGGAGGGACAGGAGGCACGTCGGACCCAATTCCTCCACGTAAAAGACGGGCCAAAATTTCTTCATTATTTTCAGTCGCCACGTGTTTTTATTTAAAAAAAGGAAATTGATTTCTCTATTCTCGATTGAGCTTGGCCACACTAACACCTGCTGTCACCAATACAACCACCATCAAGATGAGGGAGATGAGAAAAATCGTCAAAAAATTGCACTTGTGTTCTTCTGTTCCATTCGCATTCTTCACCTTTTTCATCACAAAACGTGGTCGAATGGCAATCAAGGTGATGAAACTAATCAAAAAGACGGCACCCCCCACATAGACTCCTGTCAAGAAAATCTTCTTCTTGGAGGGTCCTTCCTCTCCTCCATCCCTTGTGACCAAAAGGCCCGCGTTTTGATGACGTTGGAGGATGGCACCCGATTCTTGCTGGAAATAATTCTCCATACCACCTTGGTTCGCCGCCGCTTGGCCTACCCCGACGGTCGATGCAAGGGGAAGGGTGGAAGGTGGTGTCAAGGGCGCAAGGTGAGGCTGAGGAATGACGGAGGGAGGCGCTGTGTAGCCCATCGCCCCTCCCAAGGCATTTCCTATCGAAGGCGGAGCCGCGGTTGGAGATTCCATACCACTTCCGGCAGGTGGCGCAGGCAGTGACGGTTGGGCGAGACGGGCATTAATGTGGGCGGCAAGAGCTTGAAGTTTTGGGTCAGATACACCAGGGTCCATGGGTGGAAAGGTTTATTGAAAGGGGGTGTAATTTCGTTTTGATGGGAGAGGGTTTGAACCCAAGTCGCTTTAAAAGCCTCCCGGTCGGCTGCCCCCAAAGGTGCCAGTGAATTCAGTTGCATCTGGCAAAAAGTAGGTTGGAACGATGGTTCCATACGACGCAACGGTGTTGTCAAGGTTTTGGGCTTGGACAGCGGCCGTCTTGCAATCGACTGGAGATCCCTTTGTGCACGCCGCATGCATGTTTGCCCTCAAGTTTTCCTTGAGAGCCATGGTGGCACCATAGGCATAGCGGGAAGGCGAAGAGGATCCAACACCGACGGTGGTCAAGGGGTTCACCCCAAGGGCCATAGCCCCACGGGCAGACTCGGCACCCGAGACAGAGGCCGCCGTGGGGGTACCACATGCATAGGCGGGTGCCGACACCGGACGGAGGCCAAACACGCGCATGTCCCACATCTTGGAGCAACCGTTGCATGCAGAGCACGAGGGCAACAGAGAGGACGTGTCGTTGGCAATGTAGGAAGGAGACATGGCGGTGCAGCCATAGGCCGAATGGGACGTCACGAGGTCAGGCATGAAGGAATTGGAGTAGAGGACGGAGGGGCGGTTCCCGCAGACGTTGTTGACATGGCGTCCCGCCTCGGTGGTTTTCATGTGCTCCGCAGCCTCAAACTGCTTGTATTGGCCCGGACCCGCGGGGTCATAGGTGCCGCCAGGAACAAAAGACTTGGGGCCAGACGAGGCATGGTGGGCTGGATGGCCACTTGAAGAAGCCGGAGGAGTTGACATTTATTAGGAATCCATATAATTTAAAATCGCCGACTTGGTAGGACTTTCGTTTTGCTCCCTAAATGTGAGGATTTGCGGGATCTTGGTGCTTGGCATGAAAGTCTTGGCGGTGGGTTTCATAGGCGACTGAGACATAGATTGTCAAGAAAGTGAAGAGGAGGGTCACACCAAGCAGAACAAAATAGGGGCGAAAGGCCTTGGGAAAAGAGGAGAGGTAGGTAATGGGAGAAGATTATAGATGATGATTGCTCAGAAAGGAATCTTGCATATAATTTATTCATCCGCTCCCTTGGCTTCTTCTACACCACCAGAGGGGGCAGGGCCACCCATAGCACCTCCCATGGCTTGGGTCAGAGAGGCCAACATTTCTCCAATGTTAAGAGGTGCATCGGTAGGAGGAGCGCCACCTTCCGCAGATTGAGAAAAGGAAAGGGCCGACTGGAGGACCGCCGTCAACTCGCCACCTCCAACCTGCTCAAGCATGGATTGCATCCCCTTGGCACCCCCTACCGCAGAGAATAACTGGGGAAGGTTCGAGGTAAACTCACGAATGTCTTCAGAACCCATCGACTTCCAGGTTTCGGTGGACATGTCAATAATTTCTTTCATGGACATTTTTTTTAAATCCCCCGTGTGACCCGCGGCTTCGCATCGAGAAGCAATGGATCCCACCTTTTCAAGAAGATCGGGAGACATGGTGCAGTACATGTTGGCGTAAGAGTTCAAGTCATTGACATACTCCCAAAGAATGCCTCGTGACTCATCGTCGAGCAGTGGGTCCTTCCACACGTGTTCAAACTTGATGCGCTCAAGGATCCAACAACGTGCCTTCAAAATGGCATCCCCCTGGCGCTCACGACACAAGTCATAAAAGGGCAACATTGCGTCGTGCCATGCCCGGATGGATTTCTCCTGGAATTCTTCAGAGGGCAACACAAATGTCTTGAATTGGGATCGCTGAGTAGCGATCAAAGGGCCAGCCTCAGCATCATAAGACTCGGACGATGGGTCGTCCGAGTAAGAGTCGTGGAGGGTATCCAACAACTTGTCCATCATGTTCACCCATGTCGACACCAGATTCTCTTGGCGTTTCTCACGGGCTGCCGTGTGGGTCGTCTCGGCGACGGCATCTTCACGCGGGACGGTGGCAGGCTCAGAGGAGGAATTGGGAGTGGTGGACATTTTTTATGAAGAGAATTATATTAGAGGTGTGGTCATTTGAACACGAAACAACTCTTTTCGTTCCTTCTTTGGCCAAGGGCTCAATTAGACGTAAATTTTTTTTGTCACCCAAATAAAGTAGAGATGAACTATGCCCAGTCACGCCGTTCAGCCCTAAACGCGTTGATGGAAGGGGGTCGGCCCTCATCACATCCGGTAACTTCATCACATCCGGTTCCCTCATCACATCCGGTACCCTCATCACATCCGGTACCCTATGGATATAGCCGAGGACCTCCCGTCGCGCCGCCCACTCCCGCACCTCCCGCCTATCGCCCTCCAGCCCCTGCCCATTTTGGGGGCGCCGCGGCCAATCCCTATGCAGGAGGTCAAGCTCCTATGCAAGGCTATGCTGCTCGTGCCTATGGCGCGGGAGGTGGGAGAGGTGCCCCCGAGACGGGAGGTTACACCCCTTCTACGACGGGAGTCACGACCGATGGCCACTTGACCTATTCGGGACGTGACGCCCGTCCACTCTTCCGGAAACCTGGTGAAGGAAGCCAGTCATCCCAATACTTTTATGGAGGTCCCACCCAGGAAACCTATGCCCCCGTCCACATGGCCCAGTCCAATTGGTCCGCTGAACGTGGGCCCATCCGCCAGACGATTGACCCATCTGCCGCCTATCGCGCGCAAGCTGCCCAGGCGCCTCTTGCCACCACAAAACCCTTTGTGCTCTTTATCAAGACTCCCGGAATGGTAGAAATTCCCCACCCCGACGGGTCAGGTCGCCTTGAAAAAATCCCGGACGGATCGGCCAATATCGGACACATTTACAACCTCTTGCCCCAAGAGCTTCGCCAACACATCCACATTCACAACCTCGACTCGCATCCCTATCGGCCGCCAGGTCTTCAGGGTGTCCCCCAGCTCTACGACGCTACCCGCGGGGAACATGGGTCCTACATCCCTTTTGGAACCCAAACAATTGTCAAGTTTCTCGTGATGGTTCGTCTCATGGGGGTCCAAGTGCGCATGGCTGACCTCCACCCCTCTGGCGCCAAGCTCGACTATATGGCCAACCAGTTGATGAAACGCCAAGAAGGAGCGGCCAAACGCCGAGGTGAGGGTCCCGCAGCCTACCGCGATGAAGCCCTGTCGAACTGGCAACGCCGTATCATGTCCAACGAAAAGAACCCCTATGACCCGTCCCTCAAGGCAGACACGGGAGAAGGTGGTCTCCTTCTTGACGCCGCACCAGCCATGTCTGACCACCTTGCAGAGATTGCCTATGTAGACATTTTTGAAACGGGTGGCACGAATGAAGACGACGTCACTATGAAGCTGGGTGTCCCCATTGATCGTTTCGACGACGTGGGTTTTGTGGATGAAGACGCCATGAACGCCGTCCGCAAGCTCAGTGACAAGGACATGGAATCCTTTGCCGGAAAGCGCGAGGAACACATGGTCACATTGATGCACAAGATTCGTCCTCCACCTGGCGGTTCTGGGTCTCAACTCAAGGCCTATGGGCCCAAGGAACTCATGTCTCGCTAATAAATTTACAAGGTTTTTATTTCAAAGATACGTGTAAGGGAGCCAAAGAGAGGCCAACTACTGGTCCAAAAGATTGGGTCACCTTCGAGCTTGCTTGTCAAGTTGGAGGACTTGTTCTCTGAAGTCGACCTCGAGAGAGTCGTATTGGTCCATGACCAAGAGACAAAGGGGACGAGAGATTTTTCCTTGGCAACTTCTGTGGGGAAAACATCCGTGGAGGAAACGCGAACTTCATTGTCCTTGGTCTCTTCATCGTCAATGACCTCGACGACAGCCAATTCCACTGGCAAGGGACGTTGGTCAATTTCAGGCGGCGTCTCCTTCTTGGGAAGAGGCACAAACCATGCAGCTGTCTGAAACGAGGCCTGGTAGCCATCACCTGCCGTTGCATCAATGGGGCGTCCTCCAACCTGGATGGTCCATTCGATGGAGATGGGTCCACCCTTTTTTATGACAACTTCATGCAAGCCACTTCCACAAAACTTGGAATCTTCCACCTCCACGCACCCGGTAGTCTCCGCGTCCCAACGTCCAAGCAGGAACAATTTCCCTTGAGAGGGAGCAAGGAAGTGGCCAAAAGTGGTTCCCATGGCTCCAGGTGACCACCGAGGAAATGCCGGTTCCAAGGGAATCCACTCGCCAAGGGGAAAATACCTCATAATCCTCGGTGTCAAATCCTTCAAGTGGTGAGGCAGGAGAGGGAGGGCCGCCATTCCCATACAATCCTTGGCCACACTTTCCCTATACCTGACCTTGGTTTTGTAGGTCAAGAGACATTCCTTCATAGGACCAACATGGGAATAGTCGACCAAGCCAACTCCAGAAAGAGCTGATCCCCCAGCCAAACAGGAGAAGACGAAGCAACCAAGAATGAGAAAAATCATCTTGGCCATTGCTTGAAAGGTGAAAAAGAAGTGGGGCATTTGGCTTGGCTTAAGTTTGAGGCACTCAAACGATAAAGATGAAATTTCTTGTACAAAAATCTATGTGAAACGACGAAACGAGTACATCCGACGATTAAAGGGTATGGGGTGGTCTTCCGATGAAGCCGAAACTTCAGTCGTGCAAAACTGGGTGGATCGGTGATGGGACCAAGGTGTGACTACAACACGTAAACCGGAAAAGGCATGGTTATAATCAAAACAAAAGTCATTGGTAAAATCTCCCAAGGACCAATCGTAAAGGGACAAGTAGACTAGCTTTGTCCCAAGAAGGGCAGAAAGATCGAGAGGCCCCTTGAAATGGATGCACAAAGCTTCAAGTGAGGATGGCAAATCGACAAGGCCATACTCTGCGTCAAACCCTTGAGGAACCTGGTGTAGGGTGAAATCATTCACCAAGGATCGCCACTCCAAGCCCTTGAGTTTTGGAAAGTAGCGGCTGATGAGGAGGTTAATGTCAGACGAGTAGATGTCTTCCACCTCTGGGTAGTCGATCCAAAAATTGACAAAGCCCTTGAGGGACCCCACATTTCCAATTTCAATTGCCAAGTAGCCGTCATAGGTCTCTGCATCAATGGCGTATTTTTCCTTGAGGGCCTTGACATGAAGTTTCAAGTAGTCTTCGACTTCTTCAATCGTCTTGAGCCAAAAGATGGTTGTGTCGTCATAGAGTTTCATTGGCCATGGGGCAAGAGAAGCTGGCATGACAGAATGGGATAAAAGGATAGGACGTTTCGCTTCAATCTCATCGACAAAGCGAACCATCGCTTGGGCGGTGTAGTAATTTGCCTTGGAGTCATGGCGATCCTTGTAGCGATAGACGTCATAGGCAACGTCTTTCACCTTGAAGCGTTTACGGCTCAACATGGACCCTTGGGATTTTTGAAGTTACCAAGTAATTTATTTTCTTCAGAAGAGGTTTCATACGAAAATCTCCGTGGTTTCTGTACCCGAATCTGAAGCCAAGGTAGAGACTCAAGTTCGGCTCCACACCTGATGCAAATCGGGCTTCCGCGAAGGCGGCACATTGCGTGCCACGGATGGAAGGGTGTCAATGAGGCTAAACCCGGCCGCCACAAAACGGTCCTTCATTTCGGTTGCCTCTGTATCGGTTAAAAAGTCATTTTCAAGGATAATCTTTTGGATACCGTCAAGGATGGATGGCCATGCCCGAACAATGGGGAGGAAGGCACCTTCACAGTCGACCACAAGATGGTCAAAGGTCAAGTGGCTATAGTCCTCCTTGAGGCTTGGCCAGGTCACTCTTGGAACGCGGCGATGGATTTCCTTGGGAGGATTGGCTGGATCCCACACACGGGTCCGCCGTCCCACCTGGACCAGATCCACGTCTGACATGGCAGCATTCACAACACAAAACTGAAAACCATTTGCGTCCCGGTTTGCTTTGCACCGACGGGAAAAGGATGGATTGGACTCGAGAGTCACCAGGCGTTTGTCATCGTCCAGGACGGACGCAATGATGCAAGACGACCTCCCAATAAACGATCCAAACTCCAAGACGGTGGCGGTCGGCGGAATGTGTTTCATGATTAAGATTTGTTCGGGAAGTTCATCGAGCCATGACCCAAACTGAATGTCAATCGAGGAATGTAGACTTGCAAGGTCGGGTGGGATGGTCAAGGCCATGTTTTATAGATGAAGGCCTAGTTGATATATTTTATTCAAACGACGCTCCACCATACATCCGTTTTTTAATCGTTACCCTGATAAATGGCGCACCTCAAGGTTATCGACATGACAACATCTACTTCCTTGAGACCTCTAGTTGCCGAGATGGACGAGTGGGAGACTTGGAGAGATGCCCGTGACGCAATTATACGGTGGGCCAACCTGGACCTCTCTTCAGCAGCGACAATACATTATTTTGGCGAGTGGACGCCTGGGGATGGGCAAGAGGATTGGCGGCTCCCAGACTTGGAAGATGAATTTTTTATTGATTGGGTTGAAGGGACCGTCGTCTCTATAGAGGACCCCCTGTCGTCTTCTCCGACAAGCCACTATTTTTCCATCGCTTTAGACCCCGGAAAAACAAAGAAAAGGACGTGTTGTATCTTGTAGGGAGTGTTAGTTTTTCCCCTTGGGTTTCGCGATCCACGGGTGCTTGACAACGTCTGCAATGGTGGGTCGTTTGTCTGGGTCAATGACCCACAGGTAGTTCAGAAATCTCTGGGTCTCGAGATTCAGCGAATTCCACAAACGCCGCTTTGACACTGCACGACGACGAATGTTGCGCTCCGTCACCCTTTCAGACACATCGTAAAATGGGTGTTCCCCTGTCAAGAGTTCATAAATCAGCGATCCTAGAGCCCAAACATCATTGGCCTTGTGGGTCTCTGCCTTGGACCTCTTTAGAAGTTCGGGTGCCATGTAGTCCAAGGTGCCCAGGCCGGATGCATGTTTCGCCTCTCCACAATAACCAAAATCAATCAAGACATAATGGTCCTTGTAGACCATAATGTTTTCCCGCTTGACATCCCCATAACGTAGTCCATGCTTGACATGGATGAGGTGGAGGGCACGAAGGATGTGACGGACGATTTGTTTGACCACGTTGAGTTTGAGGGGAGCCTTCGGTAATTTGTGGCATACCTCAAACACAAGGTAGTGGAAACCATTTTTACGAAACGATGTGATAAAGGGAACAATGTTGGGGTGGGGTCCAAGTTGGCGCAAAACATGTTTTTCATTACGGTGTTTCTTGTCAAGTCTCTTGACAGCATAGACATGGTTGTCTACCATGACCTTGTAGACTCGACCGCAGCCCCCTCGTCCCAATAAATTTTTTCTCTGACGAATCTTGGTGTTACGAAACGAAGGCAATGCACTACTCATTTTCATTTCAAGAGAGAAATTGTGTGAAATTCAAGGAACGCAGAGGAGAAATCAAGGTTCAATCGTGAAACCTAGAGGCCAACAGATGACGGGCCACAGACCCCGCGCTCCGTCATCGAAGTGTGAATGGCATGGCGAACCATCCGCAGGCAACGGGCGTTCCACTCAAAGGTCTGACCCGGTGGCATCTTGACCCTCACGCGGAGACCCGCCTCGCAACAGCGCTGGGCGGCCGTCAGGCGGTGCATGGGCACAAGGTGCTTGGGAATGCTGGGCGGCTCTCGGCGGTAGGCGCCACCGTGCGTCTTCACATGAACGACGGGAGGCGTGTAAATCGTAGCCCCATAGTCAAAGATGGGGTTGCCTTCCTCGTCATTGTCGATCCAACGGTAGGCAATGACACGGGCACGTCGCCGCGACGGGTCGTCAAGACGCCCAGCCCCAATGTAGTGGCGCCGCCTCGCAGGCTTGGAGTTGTAGTTGGAAAACTGAATGCGCTTGTGCGCGTCTTCCGAAGTGTCGTGGGTGGTCAGGAAACCATCCAGAGAGGCCCGACCTTCCGCCATGATCTTGGCCTTTTCAGCATCACGTGCCGCCTTCTTGGCTTTCTTCTCGGCCCGCTTCGCAGCGGCACGCTCCTGCCCAGACACCTTGCTCTCCTCATCATCAGAGGCTTCTGCCTCAGCGACGCCACCAGTGTCCCCAACCTCACCAGAGGCAAGGACAGAGACGACGACATCGGCGACGGTAGCAGGGGGCTGCGGAGGAGGGGAGTCAAAAATGTCCTCGGCGCTTGGTGCTGCATCACACGCATCGGGCTTGGGAGGTCGGCCGTCCCCAATGACACCAAAGAAGGAAGGAGCTTGGTCCCCGTGGGAAGAGAGCTTGGTCGTCTGACGAACTTCGTCGAGCTTGGTGGTCATGTGCTTGGTAGGGGAGCAGGCCATAATGGATGGGAGAGGGAGATTGGAAAGTGAGGGATGAAGGGGTGGTTTATTTGCCTTGAATTCTTACTCAAAGAACTTTCCAAGTAAATTCCCCGTTTCCAAGGGGTAGATACTTCTTCACAACAGCCTCCCCAAGTTGCCTTTCCTCACTTTTTCCTTCCTTCAGAATGTGCCACCTTTTGCACCATGTCCTGAACCTCAAGGAGAAGCTCGAGGCAGCCTGTCTGACCATACCAAGCATTGTGGTCCTTGTGTGGGCCGTCTTGGTCTACACCTTTGGCTCCGTGGACCGCTTTGACATTTTTGTCGAGGTTTCGCGTTTCATCTACGAAGGTCTTGGCCTCCTTGGTCTTGCCATTGCAACTCTTGTCTACGGATTTCTTCGCGCCAAAGACGACCCTCTCCGGACATGCACCTCGTGGATCGCCGTATTTTGTTGCCGCCTCATCCCTTTTTACGGCCTCTTGGCCTGGGCCACCCTCACCTACTTTTACCTCGAAGCCAAGACACACCATAGTTTTGTTAACATCTCCCGTGTCCTTTTCGAAGCTGTATTTTTGGGTGCAGTCGTTACGGCTAATTTGGCGTTTATTTGTTTCATCAATAATCATGCCGATTGATGTGAAATGCGTTATTGATCACATTCTGTGTTTAATGCTCCATTGAAAACCCACGCGTCGTGCTCTACTGTCCCGTCTATGCCAAAAACCAATCTTGTCGACTTTGGTCGCCACCTTGTTTCCCTCGACTATGAGCTCGTCGCGTCCGGAGGCACGGCCACCACTCTTGCCTCTGCAGACCTCCCCGTCACCAAGGTGGAAGACTTGACAGGTTACCCCTCCATTTTGGCAGGGCGCGTAAAGACTCTCCATCCAAAGATTCATGGAGGTATCTTGACAGCTTTATCATCCGAAAGCGATCTTACCACCTACGACCTTCCCCTCTTTGACCGTGTCGTGTGTAACCTCTACCCCTTTGAAAGAAGCCGTACCACGTTGAGATGATTGACAATGGTGGTCCTACCCTGCTTCGTGCCGCTGCAAAAACCTTTGAGAGGGTGCTTGTGGTCTCTGGACCCTTGGACGATGCCGAGCTTTTGGGGCGCCTCTCCACCGGGTTTAACGTAGAGGGAGGTGTGGATTTGGCCTACCGTCGCCAAGCCGCCATCGCATCCTACTTCAACCCTGACCTACGGACGACGACCTACACAACCTCCTTTCCCCTCAAGTATGGTATGAATCCATCCAATCGCTCGGCAGACGTCCTTCACAAGACCTCTCATCCCGGCGAAGGCTTCAAGGTCCTCAATGGAAACCCGTCTTACATTCACCTCTTGGATGCCTCACTGGCATGGTCCCTCGTCACCATGCTCCACCAAGTCTTTCCCCGCCTCTACGCTGCAGCGTCTTTCAAGCATAATTCCACTGCAGGTGTGGGTCTAGCACCATCCTTGGCCGAAGCCTACAAGATTGAGCGAGGGTGTGGGTGACCCGCCGATGTGTTCATCTTTCTGACAACGCTTGGCCACTTGTCGTCCTTCGAACATCCTCCCCAATAAAAATGATAAAGACCTTTCTTCATTCAGTTATTGTGTTGATTTGGATTGGGATTAGTGTCTTGTGTGTTGTGATAGCTCTATTCAAGTTTTGGCACCATGCAGTGGCCTTGCCCCTATGCCGCCCTATAAAGACCACTTCTCAAGTGGTGAGCTACAAGAAACTCAAGCCATCCAAAGTACGCCTCTTATCATTGAATTTATTCATGTTGCCCGGACCCGTTGTCAGACACAAGTCGAATGACTCCAAGGAGGAACGCCTTCGTGCCTTTTGCCGTCTTTACCTCCCCGCCTTTGACATTGTATGCCTCCAAGAATGTTTTTCAACCTTTTCATCTCGCTACCACACCTTGGTGAAACTGGCCAAGGCCCATGGCCACAACCACATTGTCCTTCCCCAGCCACCCTCTCTCCTCTCTACTGAACTTTTCGATTCGGGCACAACCATCCTCTCACGGTTTCCCGTCCTGGCCCGTGGATGGACGCCCTTTCCTCATGCGACGTGGCCAAATCTTTTTGCGGCAGGTGGCCTCATGTGGGCTCTCATTGACCTTGGGCCCAAGGGTCTCCTCAACGTCTTTAATCTTCACCTCCAGTCCTATCTCACCTTGCGTCCCTCTCCCCATGCCTTGATATCCCAAGACGCCCAATTGAAAACCTTGTGGTCGGCCGTCAAGGCAAAAGCTCATCCGGGGGTACCGACCTTGGTATGTGGAGACTGGAATGTAGACTTGACCCATGCAGCCAGTCGCCGTCTTATTTGGAAGTACGTCCCTGAGGGGTTTTCTCTTGCCATTCCACACGTGCCGCGGGTCCCCCTTTCCACCCACCGCGGTTTCTACAGGAATGGCAAAGAAGTGGCCACCTTGGCGGTCAAGGCTCCTGTCCAAGAGTCACCTCCCCTCGAGGTTCCCCAATGGCTCGACCATATCTTCTACAAGGGCGTGGGTCTGGAAGACGCATGTATGCATGCCTTTGAGTTGCGCGACTATCCCTACCGTTGCTCTGACCATGATGGTGTCTCGATCATTCTTGATTTATAACTTTTTGTAGAGGCGTTGGGGGGATCGCGCGTCCGACTTGCTCTTCATTGGCCTACGGGCCTTGGCCTTTTCCTTACGTTCCCGCTTAGATTCCTTGAAGTAGGTGGGTCCTGAATGCCGTGGGGTTGCCAAGGGAAGAGTCGCCGTGTAGGGCATTCCATTGAAGGGTGTCGGAACGAGGCCCGTGCAATGGCTGAACAAGAGAGAAATGAGGATAGATCCGGTGAGGCCAGTGTCCATTCTTTTGTAAGTGTTGAGGATTTCGTTTTATTCAATTGGCCACACGTCTAACCCGATGAAGGGAAGGCCCATTTGCCCAAGGTCTCAATAACATCATCGTCCAACTCGTAGACGTCATCAACGGCCTCCATAAACTTTTGACTGCAATTCGTCTCGCCACGCAGCTTCCTCAGGGTTTCGACGACGAAATAAAATACAAGATTTGTTTTTTATCTACAACTCTGTTGTTCATGAAAACGTTTTGGTTTTTAAGCCAAGAATAACCAGTTTCTTGCTTTGTACGTTACCAATAAAACATTATTATTCGACTGTCACTACCTTGGCTAAATTTCGGGGATAATCTGGATTGATTCCCTGACTGATCGCCAAATTAAAAGCTGCTTTCTGAAGCGGTATCAAACAAAGGAGAAACCCAAATGTTTCGTTTGCTGGAACCTTTACAACAGGCACCTTGTAGGCGAGTGTTGTGTCCGTCACCACGACAAGTGGTGCATTTCTCGCTTGGATTTCCTCTAGCCCATTTATCATTTTTTCATACCCAAAACCTGATGCCGAGGCAGGCATCAGCAAGACAACCGGGGTGTGTTTAGTTAGCAAAGCAAATGGCCCATGTTTTAAAGAAGATCCCTCAAACCCCTCAACATGTATGTAGGCTATCTCCTTTAACTTTAGAGATGCTTCTAAGGCTGTTGCGTGGCATGGACCCTTACCCAAAACAAATGCAGAGGTTTTATCCTGGAGTGCATGAACAAGTGGTGTTTCGTCTGCTTTGAGTGCCTCTTCCACGTCAAATGGAAGAGCCTGTAAATCGCGAATAACTCGTTTCCTTTGAAGTGGTTTCAACCCGCGTTCTTGTGAAAACCATACTGCAATAAGGCTTAGAACAGTGATTTGGCCAGTAAATGCTTTTGTGGACGCCACACCAACTTCACGCCCCGCATTTAGGTACACCCCACAATTGACCTCTCTCGCAATTAATGAATCAACTGCATTCACAATACCCACCATAAAAAGGTCGTTTTCTTTTGCCATATCAACACACCGGGCCAAGTCTTTTGTTTCTCCGGACTGCGAAATAAAAATTAATAGAGTGGAATGCAAATCGGGAACATCTCCCAAGGTAAAGGCTGCACCGTCTACAGCTTGCACGGTCTGAAAGCCACTTATGCTCTGGTAGAGAGGCTTCATGGCTAAGGCTGCATGTAAGGATGTCCCACACCCCAAAAATACAAGGTGGTTGTGTGACAACAAATGTGTTGTGTGGTCTGCAATGCCGCCAAGACATACACGCGAAGTGCTTTCAACTCTTCCACCATTTTTAAGTGCGAGACCAACAACTTTTCCTTGAGATGCTATTTCCTTTTCTGTCCAAAATCTATAAGGGGCTGGTGTCAGGTCAAACGTGTGGGTTGCGGGTCGGGTTGGATATAAAGAAGGGTCAATCATCCCTAAAGCTACCTGACCATTTTTTGTCAAGGTGAGGGTTGCAATGTCATGAGATTTAAGACAAATGTATGATTTGGCGTAGCGTCCAAATCCCTCGGCTTGAGACGCTACAAAAGCTTGACCATCTGAAACAGCCAACAAAAGAGGAGACCCGTGGCGTGCACAGTACAGAGATAAAGGGGTATGCAATGACATCCCCACAATTCCCCACGTACCCTCAAGAGAAGCTATAGTTTTGCGAAAGGCATCAGTGACATCCCCGACAACAGTGTAGTAATATGACCACAGGACAACAATGACTTCAGAGTCGGTTTGAGATGAAAAAGAATAGCCTTTGGTTTCGAGAAAACCTTTCCATTCCAAATAGTTTTCAATAATGCCATTGTGGACAATGGCGAAACTTCGGGTTTCGTCGAGGTGAGGATGAGCATTTTCACTCGTGCGAGGACCGTGTGTCGCCCACCGTGTGTGGCCAATACCTGTAGATGGTTCACCAGCCACCATGTCTGGATTATGATCCTCCAACGCTTCAATCGCCCTTTGGGATGAGGTGGAGGCCTGTTTGAACACTTTGATCTTGCTTTCGGTTCCACAGTAAGACGCTACCCCTGCAGAGTCATATCCTCGGTTTTGTAGGATGGCGAGACCCTGTACAAGAATAGGCCATGCCTGTGATGAACCAAGATATGCTACAATTCCACACATGTATCTTTTGATTATCCCCAAATAAAACTGTTCAAAATGCGTTTATGTTTTCCAAACCATACAGAAATGAAGTTTCTCCTGTTCGGTGTTACCGGTATGTTAGGGCGTACCATTTACGCTTACTTGAGACACCATGGTTACACGGTAATAGGTGTTGGCCGTGCCGAACACGATGTTGAAACACTTGACATTTCTAAACTCCAAGGTCTTTTCGATAGACATGACATGGAGTCTGGTGATTGGGTGATCAATGCGGTGGGGGCGATTCCCCAGCGCGTGTCTCAACTTGAAAACCCTGGGCGGTTTATCCGAGTCAATTCCATTTTTCCACGGAAACGAACGGTCAGTTCATCTGATCGGAGCCCTAAACACTTTCTTTTTCTGCGAAAAAGGATTGGTGTTACCAATAAATACCAAAAAATAATGTTGGCTTCACCCTCCCTCCTCTAAGCCCCACCATCTAAATGGCATGGATGGATCTGTGGCATCTCACTTGGCCTACCTGATGGGCCCCGAAATTCTCCATTGGATGGCAAGGGGAGATTTTCGGGAAGCTTCCAAGCGGAAACCCCTCTACCGTCAAGTTTTTACTCTGGAAGACGTCGGAAAGATACCCTATGGTCGTAACCGTGTGACCTTGGATGACATGGTGGCCTTGCGCCCCGATTTTCCGCCCTCCACCATGTTTCCTCTCCGCATGTCGGATTGTTGTCGAGAAACGGACCGTCTCACCATCTCATCTTCACGCTTGGCGGGACGCCCCACCCTCACCATGCTCTATCCCAGGGTGAATCGACTCCATCCACCCTACTACCGGTCTTGTCTCCGCCACGACGGGCCTTGGGACGCAAAGGAAGATGGCATCTTCTGGCGAGGCGTCGATTCGGGAAACATCTTGTTGAACCGCATAGACTTGCCAGGACGGTCCAACCGGTGGGAATGGTGTCAGGCGTGGGATGGCTATAAAGGATCCTCAGATGAAAGGCCTTGGGACTTGGGCATCACCCGCTTTGCCCAAAGTGATGCAGCCTTTCACCCCAAGGGCTTGATCCACGGCCTCGAAGGCAAGGCCAAGGGCAAGACGTCGGTCCACCGCCTGATCCGGTCCAAGTACACCCTTTGTCTCGAAGGAAATGACGTCTCGTCTCAATTCATGTGGGCCTTGGCAGGCCAAACCCTTCCTCTCCACCCTTACCCCTTTTATTTTGAAACCACTTGGTTTCACGGCCCCGTCTATGATCGACCCGAACCCTGGGTTCATTTTGTTCCCCTCAACCATGATGGAAGTGACTTGGCGTCCAAGTACGAATGGTGTTTGAACCATGAAGACCGGGTGAAGGACATGGTGGCTGCGGGTGCTGCCCATGCAGGACGTTTCCTCGATGATGAATTTTTCTTGGCAAGCCGTCAGGCATTTGTCGGTGCTTATGCCTTGGAAGGACCCAAATAAAAATTTCAAGGCTTTCCTCAATTTCATACCTCCACAATTCTATACTGCCACCCCATGGATCCCCAAGTCTTTTACAAGTGTGTTACGGGTCTTTACAAGAAAGAAAATCCTGTTGACCGCTGGATGTGAGGTCTCACCGAGGACAAACGGGTCAAGGTCAAGGTGGACATTGCTGCTTTTCCCTCGTCTTCTTTACAACCTAGCCACAAGGACTATTGTGTCTCGATGAAGGACGGGACGGCCATCCCTGACCCCGAAAAGTTTGAGTAGAATATTCTTCGACTCTTTTGCCATCTCTACACTCTTTCCTCTTCCCCATGGCAACCTCTTCCTCCCATGTCGTTTCCGGCACGCCTTACATCTCCGGCACGCCTTACGGTAAGACTCCCACTTCAACCTTGGTTGTGATGCCTCCCCAGTCGTCTTGGGCTCCCTTTGTGGCCATCAAGTCCAACCATATGAACCCTAAGATCAAGCGTCCTCCCTACCCCCACATCACCATGATGCAGCCCTTTGTTGAGAGGGCCAACTTTGAAGAAGTCGTCAAGATCTTGACAGAGGCCTTGAGCGATTTCCCTCCCTTTGAGTGCACCTTGGCCGATTTCAAAGTTTTTGACAATGGCAAGTCCCAGACCCTCTACTTGGACCCCGTGTCAGATCCTCCTGGAGCTCTTGAAGCTCTCTACCAGCGCCTCACGGAAGTCTTGCCGGGTTATGCCCTCCGCCGCGGGTTTTGTGCTCACATTGGGGTTGGATTTTTCCGTGATGCTGCCAAGGCCGAGGAGTTGCGTGAGACCTACCAGGCCGGGTGGTCACCTTTGACGTTTTCCGTCACCCACCTTGACCTCAACTTTCGTGAAGACGACGTGACGCCTTTTTCGTCGAGGGCCCGTGTCCCTTTGGGAGGTTCATCCTAAAGACTTTTTTTAATAAATTTACGTTGGCGATTTTTCATTGTAAAACACCCACAACACAAACCCTCTCCTCATGGCATCCTTTATGTGCAATGATCCCGTCCATGGCCACTTGGAGCTCCATGAGCTCTCCCTCGCCATCATGTCGACCCCTGAATTTCAGCGTCTTTACTTTATTTCCCAGATGGGTGCGGCACGGCGTGTCTACCCAGGGGCGACCCACTCAAGGGGCGAACATTCCATTGGAGTGGCACACATTGCGACAAAGCTTGTGGAACACTTGAATGCTTCTCAGCCCGAGCTGCGGATCACTCCCGAAGAAGAATTGTGTGTCCAACTGGCAGCCCTTTGTCATGATCTTGGCCATGGTCTCTTCTCTCACCTCTTTGAAAAGTTTGCAGGTGAAACACCGGGCTTCATTCCCCACGAGCACATGTCCTACCAGGTCTTGACCCACATCCTTGACACCCATGCCCTCCACAAGGAGTTTTACTCCTATGGCCTCAACTCGGGCCATGTTGCCATGATTGGTGAAATGATGTGGGGGACGGAGGCCAAGGCACCGAAGGATTGGAAGTGGATTGGGCCGCCTCCGGGCAAAGAGTTTTTGTATGAGATTGTATGCAACGAAGCCACAGGGATTGATGTGGACAAGTTTGATTACTACCGTCGCGACTGCCGGGGCTCGAACATTTCCATCTCTTTCGATTCGGAACGCCTCCTCCGCTTGACACGTGCCCTCCCCGTTGATGGCAAGGTTCGTCTTTGCTATGCGCTCAAGGACTATTGGAATGTATGTGAAGTATTTCGCACGCGATTTATTCTCTTTACGCGTCTCTACACCCACAAGACCGTCGTCTCTGCCGACCAAATCCTCCTCCGCCTCTTGCAAGCCATGGCCCACCACCCATGCCCCCTTGGCGAGGCTGCAGGATTTCCCGGAATCTCCCTCCTGGAAGGTCTGACCAAGGTTGAATTCTTTACCCTCCTCAAGGACTCCATTGTTGATTTGGCCCTGGTAGAGCCCTACGCGTCTGACCCAGAAGTCCAAAAGTGGTATTCACGATGGTCGTCTCGACGCTTCTACAAGCTTCAAGAGGAGCAAACCCTTGTGGACGGAGAGGCAGTCAAAAGCCTGGTGACAAAAGATCCGAGCCTTGTCGTATCGACTATTGGCTACGGAGTGATGGACAATGTGTCTCCTCTACGGAATGTTTATTTTTACGACAAACGCGGCATGACTCTGCGTGGTGATGAGGTGGAAGGTATCCTTGGCGCCCTGTTGAAACCTCCGTTCCATGTTTACAAGCTTCGTCATTACTACCACCCCGACGACAAGGAAACTTAGGTCATTTTGAATCCCTTTCTTCTAAAGAGAAAATCACCGAATGACGATTCATTTCAAGAAATTTCCATGAGGAGTCAAGAAGCGGAGGGGAAATTTGTTTGAAGAAGAGCCAAGAGACTCTATTTGATAGACATCATCAGGCCAATCTAGGGCAAAGCCCTCGTCATGTGCCACGGACAAAGTTGCATGGGTGGAAAGGTAATACGCCAAGAAGGCTGGTGTAACCAAGATTTTATCAAGGTGTTGATCCCTTGCACTGTCATCCATCTTTGGGATGTGTGTATCTCTGAATAAAATTGTGAGCCCGAATCATCATATAAAATTTTCTATATTCTCTCAAAATCATTCTTGACTTTTCTATTAGAGATGGGTGCACGCAAACGTGATGTGACAGCAAAGCTGTCAATGCCTTCGGCATGGAATCAAAGCTGTCAGACACCTTCAGTGTCTTCATCACAGGCCTCTAGGGTGTAAGGAGTGACTCCCGGAAGATCGAAAACATGAACCAAAATCAGGGCATCTCGTCAGACATGTCGGTCGTAAGGGCACCCGCCGACAGGAGAATCGAGACGACTTCCAAGTGTCCCTCCTGTGCCGCGATGGACAGTGGGGTGTGTCCGTCGTGCGCGATGTAGTTCACATAGGCACCCCCCGACAGGAGAATCTCGACGACCTCAATGCGACCCTTCTTTGCCGCGACGTACAGTGAGGTGTGTCCGTCGGGCGTCACGTAGTTCACATGGGCGCCGGCGTGCAGCAGCATCAAGACGACTTCTGTGGAGCCGCCCTTGGACGCGACGTACAGTGGGGTGTGTCCATCCACGTCCGTGTCGTCCGCCTTAGCGCCGTAGTCCAGCAGCATCTGGATGATAGCCACAAGCTTTTCCAGTACGTGATGTCTCTGTAGATCAAACACCGTTACCGCGAGCGACGTCACGGAATAAAGTGTTGAGACCGTCCTATCCGTGAACTTCTTGTTCACGTCGGCGCCCGCATCCAGGAGTACCTTCACCGTATTGATGTGTCCATGGACTGACGCGTGATAGAGTGGGGTTCCGAATCCATCATTTGAATCCACTTCCGCACCTGCTTTCAGCAGGCCGATCACCTTGTCGGTATGGCCGTGCATCGACGCGATGTGAAGATCGGTGTCGATGTCTCCATCTTCCACCGTGTCCAACAGTCTGTCTTGATAGGTTGTTTTGGTAGGGTCCGTCTTGGTCTCCTCCGTAGCTTGGTCCGGTGAGTGAGGGAGAGATGGAGTTGTTTTGGTAGGGTCCGTCTTGGTCTCCTCCATAGCTTGGTCCGGTGAGTGATGGAGAGATGGAGTTGTTTTGGTAGGGTCCGTCTTGGTCTCCTCTATAGCTTGGTCCGGTGAGTGAGGGAGAGATGGAAAGGAGTTGTGTAGGTTGATGGGAAGTAAGTTAGGGTCGACTGTAAATTAAAGTTGCACTTGAAGAAAATCACAGTTCTATGAAATAACTTTTCACACAAGTGCAAACTTAATAGGGACCGGTAAACCCAAATATATACTTGTAAATATCTGGATTTGCGCGTAATTCAAATTGTTTTAGTGGTTAATTCATCTAGTCTTTATTGGTAACACCAATCCTTTTTTTGCAGAGCAAAGAAACTAGTCTTTATTGGTAACACCAATCCTTTTTTGCAGAGCAAAGAAACTAGTCTTTATTGGTAACACCAATCCTTTTTTTGCAGAGCAAAGAAACTAGTCTTTATTGGTAACACCAATCCTTTGCAGAGCAAAGAAACTGGTCATTTTGCTGGAACATCAATGGTCTCTAGGGGAAAAAAGAAATGGGGTGCTGGATGGTTTGGCTGAATTTAACATTGCAAGTAGCCGTGTCACAATGCGAGTTTTGTCTCAAAGAGACACAAACATTTTAAATCTCTGGGTGAAGGGTTGCTGTATCCATCCATCAAAGGAAGGGTCGGTGGAGGTATATAAGGGGAAGTGGATGAAATTTTATTTTAGAGGTGAGAGCACGTAAACGTGATTTGACGGCAAAGCCGTCAGACACCTTTGGTGTCTTATCACCTCACCACTAGAGGCGTGTGCAACCAAACAGGCGGGTGGTTCAGTTCCGGGAACCGGAACCACAGAGATGAAATCTCTTCTGGGAATTTTGGAAAAAATCAAAACCAAGGTTAATTTTGTTTGGAAAATGAGATTTCAATCCAGATTCCCACCGGCCTGTTTGGTTGCACACGCCTCTAGTGGTCTGATCTAAAACATCCTCAATATAAGACCATTTTACTAAACTTAAAATTTTTCAAGTGCATATTCAATTGGCCAGACCTCTAGAGACCAAGGCCTTCGACTCCCACCGTTGTGGGGGAGCGGAGGTAGTCTTCTAGGGACATGATGCCACCCTTGGTCGGGATGGCCAAGGGTTTAGCATAGGGCAAAAAGATGCCGGGTTGGGGTGCCCCATAGTCACCGATAGAGGTGTTTCGCAAAAAGGGTGAGTGGATGTCTTGGACGACCCGTGGCGGCTTTTCAAAAGGTGCAAATTCACCTTGGACCGTCATGGCAGGCGCAGACGCCTGGAGAGAGGCGGTGTGGCCACTACACCCCGAGTCAGGTGCAACTTGGGCATAGCGGTCGCCCGTCGCAAAATTGACGTTGCGTTTCCATAGAGGAGAAATTTCGACTTGAGAAACGGGAGGCAAGGACGCGGCTTCCACACGCGGATCCACGGCCTTGAGGGCATGGTTGGAAAACTTGGCGTTTTGGGTCGCTACAGGCGGGGGAGGCAAAAACATGGGGTTGAGGCCAGGAGGCATCCGATAGGTCAAGGAAGACACGGACTCGCGTGGGGGCACCGAGGTGAGAGGCTTGGGATGGACCGTTGCTGGCACGCCATGGGCACACGGAAAGCTTGCAGAGGCACCTGAGCGAGGAGCTCCCATTGGGTGGCGCCCTGCCTCTTCAAAGGCGTGCGTGTCATGGGCTGGCGGGTAGAGGACCGTCTCTTGGGCGGCCAAGACCAATGGATCATTGATCTTGTAACCTGGCGTCACGGGTCCCGTCTTGGTAAGATTCTTCCTCAGTCGTTTTCTCTCGGCCTTTCCAAAGGTGTGGACGTAGGTGAACTCTTCTTGGGGGTGATTGGCGGATCGAAGAGAGGAGGGACCGTAAATGTCAAAAAAGTCGTCGAGGTGAGGTCTGAGGTCGGTTCCTGCCGGGTACTCATAGGAGCCGACATTGGAGGGAGGACGAAAGGCAAATCCAGTACGGCCACCTTGTGCAGACGATAACATTTATTAAAGATTACGCAAAAAGTTTTGCATGATCTTTATGTGATTTTACAGAGTAGCATCTCTAAAGAGGGATAAAAATCCAAGGGGACAATTGATAAGATGCCACACATCTATTTTCCTTGAACCTAAAACATCGCCTATATAAAACCTTGAACGGCATGGGATTGAGACGGTGTGGGCAGTTTATGGACCGATTCAATCGACATGAATTTTGGGGGATGCTCAAGGTCTTTGTGTGGGACATTCTCATCAAACGCCTTGTATTGGTTTGTCTACCCTTGGAGATGGCGCTTTGGGTGACGGGAAAGGATGGGCCCATTTCCACCCTCTACCCCACTCACATTGCACCCTGGCTGCCTGACTCATCTTCATGGTTGTTTTGGCTAGCACCCCCACATTTCTTAGCGGCCATTCAGTGGCTCATCTACATTGTCTTTATGTTTTTCTTGGGGAGACAACTCCTCAATATTTATTTTTCAGACATTATCCTTCGTTCTTGCATGCAAAAGCGGGTAGTGGGTGTCCACCGAGACAACAAGCCAATCACCTCCCACTCGTGCATCACTTGCTACTCACGAAAAATCATTTGGCGCCTTCAAGACCATGGAGCCATGGTCGTGCACCTCGTCCTGGGGTCTATCCTCTTTCAAACCCTTCCCTACTATCTTGAAGGATGTCCAGTTGAGGTTTGGTGGCTTCTCCAGTCCTACTGGCGCGGCTTCCTCTACTACCAATACGTGTTTACTCGGGACGGTTGCTGCCCCGAGGGCATGGTCTACGCCTACCGCTATGTACCCATTTGGTGGGCGGCCTTTCAGGTGGGTGCCTTTGATACAACCATGGATTTGATATGTGATTTATGGATTCCGTCCAAGACCCTCTACTGGTTCATCATGATTCTTTTAGATTTTTTGATCGTCTTGTGGATTCAGGTCAGTGTTGTGTCTTACCCAGAACCCGCAGAGACTCACGAGGTGTTTTCCCTCAACCCAGTATGGATGGTGTGGCGGCTTGCCCAAACCGTCATTGTGGGCGGCATTGGAATTGCCAAGCGAAATCCAGAAACCAAGACGCCTATCCACACCATTTCAATGCTCTACCTTCGATGGAAACGCCTTTGGAACATGTGGTTTATTCGTCTTTTGCGCCGATTTCTTCTCTGGCCCGAGTATCGTGCCTACCACACCATGGTACGCAAGGGCCCCACCGCTCCCTACTTTCGCTCCCAAGTCATGGGCGCCTTTCAAATTGCATCCTCGGTCCAAAACTTTATGAAGGACTACGACAAGCGCCTCCTCCTCTTGACTGGAATCACGGCAACACCCATTGTCGGGTCATGGGTGCGGATGCTCTTGAATCCTCAAGTGAAAAATGTAGCAACCCTGTTGAAAAAGATTGGACCAAAGGAGGTTCTCCACGATATCCTTGATAAGATGCTTGAGGACCTTCAGGGTCCGCTTTCCCTCCACTACGACGCTGTCGATCCAGGAAAAGAAATTGAACAAAAAACTGTTTTGCATGGTGACCTAAAGGTTGTACGTGGCTACTTTCACCTCGAGGCCAGGAATCGTCAACCAAGCCATTTCCAGGAAAGTGTCTCTGAACCCCAAGTTGTGGGAAAATCGTCTGTGGCTTGTCAAGTGACTCTTCCTACTTTTAAGGACCCTATACCAGATGGAACACCTTCATGCCTCGTAGAAAATTACACTCCTGACGGTCCGGCACCAAGCTTGACACCTCAAGACTCTCCTAAGGTCCTTCGAAAAAGAATGCTTGAAGCCATTCAAACACCACTTTAAAAATTGAAATATGTAAAAATTCCATAAGGAATTTAATCGAAAAAAAAAATAAATTTGTTACATTCTTCTTCAACCATCAATATGCCTTACTACCATGCCCACACCAAGGAAGGAAAACCCATCGTCGTTTACATCCCTCCCGAGACGTCAGAGCCAAGTATACGGCAGCAGGTGCTGCGGGGGTAGCTTTAGGATTTATGACGATTTTTATTCCACGTTTTTCATTCTTTGACTCAAGCCAGGCTCATCTTGGTCATGGTCAGAACCTTGGCCATGGCTGTCTGCTCTTGGGGCCGGTAGAGGCAAAGGTTGAAGCGCTTGTCCCCGCATGGCCCAAAACGCTTGCGCTGCTTGCGAGACAGCGAGCCAAATGCTTCGGAGAGGGCAAAGAGGGTGAGGAGGGGAAGTTCCTTCCTCCAAAGACCGGCATTGACGCCCCATGAAAATGGTACACAGTCAATCTGATGTTCCTTGCACTCGGGATCGAGAGCGATGGTCAAAACCTTGGTGTAGGCGGCCGTCAGCTCCCGAATCACGTCGGACGCTCCAAACGCCGCGGACCGGCGACCCACAAAATTCGGGGACACGATGTGGAGGAGAGGTCGCCCATTGTAAGTCGAGTAGTGGCCGTCACCCGTCTTTTTGAGAGTCTTCCGGGCTTCCTCCGTGAAACGATGAATGGTTCCCCAAACCTCGGACGACTCCTTGTAGATGCTATGAGACACGCCCCCTGCACCGCGGGTGTCTGCGACAAAATACAAACCACAGGGGTCCACGACAAGGTGGTCGGGATTGACTTGAACATGCTTGCTTTGGGTGGTTGTCCCGATGACAGAGGTGTTGACCTGGTGGACAAGAGAGAGGAATGCTTGGGTGAGTTTGGCCTCCTTTCGGCAGCAGGAAAGGGGGGAGGAGCAAGAGGAGCCCATGGCTGAGGGTTGGATTGTAGTGGCCCCCTTAAATTGAAAAGGTACAATAGGGACCGGTAAAGCCAAATATATACTTATGAAATAAGAAATTATACAAAATAGCTACTGAAACAACTTGATTCTTGTACCCACCGCAAAATTCCCAAGTGTATATTTGGGTTTACCGG